AATGTTGCAACCCCTTGAAACTTAGCATTTAAAGGAGCAGGATCAAGTTTGGTTTCACGATTAAAGTTACTATTAACAATCTTGCTCATCTCCACCTGCCTATTAGCAATGTCTTCATAGCAAACATGTGAAACTGTGTCTTATGAAGCCAATCTGTTTTACCTTTTGGCGTCATTCTGGCTTTTATTGTAAGTCTACCAGTACCACCTGGACTAAATGTGTTTGCTACAAGCCTTACAGTCTGCATTGGTAAGGTAAAATCGTAAGTATTTAACAGTGGTACACCATTCCATTCGATTGAAAACTGTACACCTTTGTTATTTATCTCTGGTGAACCACCATTATCTACCATTGAAAACTGTATATTTATATACAAGTGGCACATAAACTCTATTTGCATCATTCCATCATGAAGACCAGTGTATTCTCTCTCAAGAACATTGACCCAGCCTCCACCATAAGTAGAGTATGTAAGGCCTCTAAATTGACCTTCTGCTAAAACTGGTGTTGCTGTATCAACAAAAGGAGCAGAAGTAGTAAACTCTCCTTCATCGTTGTAGTAAACCCCATGCAAAGCGTAGTCTACTATTCTATCTTTATTGACTTCATTCTGTGGTATCTGAGTTCTATCTATACCACCATTAAGACCTGACTTGCTTGCGTTGTATTCATCGTTAAACTGCTCATAGTCAACAATGTTAGCATCTCTTATGTGTGCTTCAGTCCATCGTTTCATACCTTCTTACCTGCAATCATCTTGGTTCCTGATGCTGTAAACTCAACGGCATATCCTATTAATACCATATCGTTTTCTGTATTGACTTTGAACTGAAAATAAGAACAAGAACCTTGAGCTATTGGATACCTTATCGCTGTTGCCAATGGTTCTTCCCATGGCTTATCAGATCCAGTTACTACTTGAGCAGTATTATAGACAGACTGATCTGTATGGTCTGGTCTCTGAAGCTTTCTTCCTACTGCTGCTGTCCCTGAGTAGTAAAAGTCTTTAAAATATTCAATAGATATTGGATTGTCTCCCTGCGTTAAAACATACAAGTAGACAAAATGAACATTCTTCTTAAGAGTTTCATCTCCCATATCCATCCATGCGCTTCTGAATGTAGATATGGGTGGAGCTAAATCAACAACAGCTTCATCCTCAATCCTTTCTCCTACCGCTCTTTTCTTAGAGATAACAAAGACACCAGGCTGATTTCCTCCTTCGTTTACATTACCAAAGAAGATATTGCCGATGTAGTCTCTTGCTAAACAGCTTACTGGAAACTCGGTCCTTGTACTAAAAGCATTCTTTTCAAGATGATAAACAAGACCAAGAGAAGGAAGTTGATTCCCATCAGCTGGAAAATAACAATGCCACTCCTGCCATTTCGGAGAATAAATGGCACATGCCTTGGCTATGCAGTCTTCATTTATTCTGTTTGTAGTCTTAAGCATGTGCTTAGAGATCTGTTTAATTCCTGGGGTATCGGAATACTCCATGTTTGAACTGATGGTATATACCCCATCAGAAGCTAAGAACATTAGCCCTACACCAGGCACATTTGTCACTGTGTTGATTGCACGAGTTCCGACCTCTGTTGATATAGGGACAACATTAAAGTTAGGATAAACGCCCATTACGGCATCTATTCCGCGCTCTCTAAATACCAGTAGAAAATTGAAGTATGGATACAGCCCAGTAATGCCACCGCTATTCCTGTTTCCCAACTCAATAAAGCTTGTTGCTTCGTATTGGTCTGGTAGTGTTGGTTTGCTGTAAAAAAGAACTGTATCATTTGATGCGCCACCTTCTACAAACATACAATTCTTATACACAGCATTGAATCTTGTTCTTGGCGCTGGAAAAACAATGCTTGCTGTTTCGCCTGGTGCAACCGATCCTAAAGCTCCATCTGGTATAGCGTCATAAACAGCAGTGTCTGTATTATTGTTTATATCTTTAACAAAGAAGAATGTAGACTCTGTTCCTGTTGCTGAAGTGCCATAGTTCTTTGTCCTGTATAGTCTTCGAGCCACAGTACCATCTGGTCCAGTTGGGATCTCTATGTAGATTGCATACTTATATTGTGTCGAAGAATGAACTTCTGTTTGCCAAAAAACCTCTGAACTTGTTTCAGATAAAGGAGATTCTGCGCCAGCATTATTAATAAAAGAAACCTTATACTTATATTTATTGTTATCGCGAGCAGTTCCAGTCTGGATAGTATTTGTTCCTAAGCCTTCATTATCAGTCATTTCAAAAAATATTGATATTGAAGTGCCGTTCATTTTTAAAGTGTTGATCCAGTTTGTTACACCCCAAGGGACTGGTGCAGCAGGTATTGTATTCCACCCAAGATCATACATGTCAGGAACAAATGAAACAGCATTCTGGTGTACTGGCCATGCAGAATATTTAATAGCTTTGTCATAACCATTGCATGCTATCATCCACCTACCAAACGTAGAATACTGTGTAGGAGCCTCATTAATGCCTGGCTGAGTCCTGTTAGACATTACTGTCTTTAAGTTCATAGATGGTCCACTGTTTTCATCTACATGGTAAAGCGTTCCATTAGACTCAACTATTAAAGCTTGCATTGCTCCCTGGTGTCTTGAAAAGATAAACATTGAATCAATGCGACCAAGAGACGCAAACGGAGCAAACGAAGTGGGAACTAAAGGATTGAATCTTTCATACCCTATGCGGTTATCCCAGCCTCCAGTATACTTATCGACAGACCAATTGTTTAACTCAGTCGCTACCTCTTGTGGCTGAGGAAGCTTTTCATATAAACCAGCTAAAGCTTTTATTTGTACTTGAGTATTTTTCATGAGTGCGTCAGTGGCGTATAAAGGGGAAGAGGAGGGACACGACCATCAACCATACCGCGTTTAACAAATCGTCGAGGAATCTGTGTGAGGTATCTTTGCTCAAGTTTAATCATCTCCTGAGCAGCTTTCCGCTCATATAAGTTAGCTTGAGGCAAGTTATCAAGCTTTACAAAGATTTCCTTCAAAGCCATGTAAGCCAATATTTGGTGAGAGGAAGAAGGAAACTCTGGAGTGTCGTTGTCATTAACCAAAGGCTTAGGTCTATACATGTAACGGACTGTTATATTGTAGTCCGAATCTTGCCTTGGATATAGTCTAATACGCTGTGTTGTTCCATCTGTTTGAGTATATGGATAACTTGAAAACTCCCACGCATCTTCAAAGTCTGGCATTGCGTATTCTGCTGTAGGCTCTTGTGGGTTTATCGTTAAGCGCTCCCCAAATCCTGGTGTTGTTTTAATTGCTCTTGAGCCTTTCCAATTTTTTAGTGGATTGTTTATATAGATTTTTCGATAATATCCTGTCTCATTTGGTAACACGTCAAATGTTATTGTTAGCTTTCCTCCTGTTGCTGCCGTAGTTGTGACTTCTGTTGGAGCAGACAGAGCCGATTCCCTTCCAGCAAAAACATAAGACATTGATACATAGACTGTATTTATAGCACCTGCTGTAGAAGGAACTATAGTACCTACGCTTCTCGGAGTTGAGATGTGATACTCATCAGCTGGTATCCAGTAATGAGGAAGGTTTACTTCATCTAAAGGCAAGTTGTAATACTCGTCTTCGTATCGAGCAAGCGCAGTAAACATGCCAGGCTCTTGTGGAGTCAGCGTCATAGATCGCTTTGCTACGTTCATAATAGATATGCAGTCTTGAGGTAGGTCAAGATATCTAAACTTTACTTTTGCTGAATACGTTGTAGCCGCATTTAGAGAAGGAGTCTCTGTAAGGAACAACCTTGTTGTAGTTGCTACCCATGCAATAGTATATTCAGTTCCATCTATTTCTATAATTTGCCCTTCCCAATGTGTCGGCTTGGGAGATACTGCAGGAAAATCAAGTTGAGAGGTAACAGTACCAGGAGTAGTTACTGATACAGATACATCAGCATAAGCTTTAACGATTTCTTCTTTTTGTGCGAAGGTAAAAGGCTTTGTACTAAAGAGACTGTAGTAAGCATCGTTTAGCAAGTCTGTTATTTGATTCCGATAAGTATCAACGGACGGGTCATAGTCAACGATATTCGCAACCATGTCTCTTAGATCTACAAGTCTCATATATCACCTTAAAAAAAATCCCCCTTTCCACTGCACGGTAGAAAGGGGGACGGGCAGATGATGCCCTTCGGCGGGACAAACCCCCCGTGACGAACTGTCAAAAGCTTTTGCGAACCACGACACGCTTGAGCGTGATACCAGCACCAGCCCCAATAACTTCCGCAAGGATGCCGCAAACAGGAAGTGCCGAGGCTGCTGAAGCAACGTCAACCGTTCCAGCCGTTGTAGTAGTCTGAAGCAGAGTTCCAATAGCGCTACCAACTCCACCGTTGTCACCAACAGAGGCATTGCAAACACCACTAATGCATACTTCGATTTTATCTTCAGCAGCAGCAGCAGCATGCAAGGCGACACCAAAAGCGGGCCTTACGGGCGCAGAGTTTGAGTCTGCTTTATAAACTCCAAGAGTTACATCTCCATCGGCAGTTGCAGCGATATCAAAAGCCACCCAATCACCAATAGCAATTGGTTCTTTTGCGATAAAGGTTTCAATTTGCCGACGATTAGAAGGTGTAACGCCTCTTGAATCACCGTTTTCATAAACAGAATCTAAGGATTGTAAATAAGTTGCACTAGCCATGATTAAGCCTCCGCGCCAATTAAGACACCGTGCCCAGACAGATTGCTAATGCAAAGCTGAGAACGAGTCATAATGTTAGATGACATGGCAGCGTATCCGGAAATACGCTCCATTTTACCCATCTCGAAGAAAGCGTCTCTGTCGAAGTAGACTGAGAAGAGCTTCGAGTTTAGGAAGTACATTGAAACATCATCGTTAGCACCACCACCATTCCAACGGAATCCGAGGTTTGGTTCGATGTACATCATGGCTCCATTATAAAGAATACCAAGCCTACCGGCAGTACTCTTCATTTGTTCCATGCTGCTGTATCTTTCCAATTGTGCCAAGCTATTTCGATACTGCTCGTATGATTTTGGTGATGCAAGAATGATATCGATATCGCCTTCTGGGGTATAAGTAGAAGATTCTATCATAAGTCTACTCATTGCCAACAAGCCAGCACTTGCTCCAAATGTACCACCAACATCAGAAACTTGGTTCTGCCATGAACCGGTAAAATCCGCTTTACGAATTCCACCAACAGTATTTGTATTCTGTGATCCAAAAGCTTCGTGATTAAAGAAACCAGTTAGCTCAATAGGGGTAAGAGGAAATGCGCCAACTGCGGCAGTTCCCATACCATTCAGAGTATTAAGCTCAGTAAGAATAGTTGAAGTTCCAGCAACAGTTTGCTTTTCCCACTCGCGCTTAAGCCTCTCA